ATTCGTATCTGCTGTAAAAGAGCGGTCAAAGAAATCGCCAACGGCGTGCGCATCAAACTTGCCGCCCTTTGTAATGGGGTAGGTCGCAAAGAACGCCTCTGCCTGCTCAACGAACCCGTCCCTGTCTTCGGGTTTGGCTTTTCTCACTTCGACTTCAATTTTCATTGCCAGTTCCTTATTCTGAAATAACGCGCCCACTAACGCGTACAGTTAATGCGCTCGCCGTGTCCGATATTGCAGACACAAAATCCTCACCCTCAAGGACTTGGCCTATGATTTCAGGGCAAAGGTAAGTTTCGTGTGGCAAAATAACTTTATCACTTATAGACAGGGTTTCGTCCGTAATCGTGTCGCCAGATGGCACGATGTTTACGGAGAAAAAGGCGTCTGCCGCCGTGGTGTTTGTAACAGAAAATGCGTCAATTACTGTCTTTGTGTCCGCCGGTGACGCATAGATACTCGTGTCCGTGATGGGGATATACTGGTGTTGCAGTAGGTTTTGTATCGTTGTGGTCATTATGAAGCCCTTTCAATAATCACATTAAGATTTTCGGCTGTTATGTTCTGCGTGTTGGTTTTGTTCTCTACCCATGCCTCAATATAGTCATTTTCTGTTAAGTCTAAAATGGCCATAGCAAATATGCTGTCCGCTCGGCCACCCGCATTGCCCGTTCCTTGGTTTACGCTTTGCGGAACCACGACGCCGTTTTTTGCAACGTACAGAGCCATAACCGTATTGTTAGTGGACACAAGAGAGGCCGTAATGAAAATTTTAAACGCCTGATCTATCGCGCCCACATATTCAGACTTGTTATTTGTGTTTGTAAATCTCTGTGTGATCGCATCAGAAGTCGTCGTACCGAGAATTTTAACTGGCGTATTGATTGTTGTTATGACGGTAGCTGTCGCATTGCCGTTCATATAATAATTGGATATATCGGCGCTATTATCAATTCCGAAGTTGTTGATAAACAACGCCTTATTATCATCATGCTGTACACCAGCGACAAAAGTTGCCCCACCTGTGAAATTGCATGTGTCTAAAATATAGCCAGTATTGGGGATTGTTGCAGACGTATCTACATCCAGAGCCGTTGCGCCGCCGAACGCAACAAATGCGCTATATATAACCCTAAATCGCCGTGTAATTGTCAAAGTCGAAGGCAATTCAACGATTGTTTGCCCCGCAATTCCCACGAATATAGAACCTGAAAAACCTACTGTGCCAATTTCGCCGTCAAATATCCAATTCGCACTATTAAGCACACCCACTGTGGTCCCAATGAAATTGGTGTAATTCTTGATTGTGCCGATAGTCGGGCAATCCAAGAAATTAACAAGCGTCCAATCCAAGGCCTGTCCACCAACAACGCCGTTTAGGTCAAGAACCACGCTCGCCGTGAAGCTCACGCTATGCAACGTCAATGAGTACAAGCTTGTAATCAGTGCCGCCGTTAATCCGGTTGATATAATGCGACTGTTTTCAGCACTCCCCCCAATCATTGCTGTGTTTTTCCCACAAACAATTCTATCACCACCTAAATCAACCTCGGTCACAACAAAGTACGTCACATCGTCGGCAAGCGTTATTACACCAGCAACAGGGCGCGGAAAGTCGTGCCTGTCAGCAACAAAAACGAGTAGGCCACGCTCAATAGCGTTAACCTTTTTGCCCTTCAAGGATAGCTCCGCATACGTTCTAGGGCTTGTTTTGCCTTGAACATCTATTCCATTAATCAAGTCTATTAAGGCGTTTATTTCCGTAGGGGTCAAATTACCCGCTTGCAAAAATAACCGCTCTAAAGCACGGATCATGTCATTATTGCCGCCAGCCATTTGGGCAATTTGGTTTCGTGATGGTGGTTTGAAAAATTCCATTAGAAGGCCGTTCCTTCTATCCTCATTTCCAAGCGGGCAATCCCAATATGGGCTTCGCTCGTTCCCCTAAACCGCTGAATGCGCATTTCCAGAGCTTCGCCCTGCCTATTCCACTCAAGGCGCTTATTGCGCTCGCCCTGCTTGCCAGCCTTCTTGGCGCGTTCAATTGACCACGTTTCGCCGTCAGATGAATAGCTTGCCCAAATTCTAGGGTCGTCACCAAGCGCCGCCCTACCCGTTAATCCAATTAGTTTGGTTTCGTGAACAATAAATCCATTGCCCTCATTAAAGAGAATTTGCGTGGACATATCCCACCCGATTATTTCGCCGTAGTGAGAGGATAGCTTGTCGTCCATGCACCCAATTTTGTCACTTGTTGGATCGCCGCAAAGCCATTTGTCATAGACGCGCACAAAGTTGAAAACCCTATATCTCTTTGGTGTTGTTCTACCACTGTCCAACGTGTGCCAAATGTTATCGCCAAGCGCTCGTGTTGCAGATAAATCATAAACAAGAGTTTTGTCTGGCAGGTGGATATAAAGAAACTCATGCTCTTTCAGGCTCCGAGCTTCAACCACAACCAAGGCTAATTGTTCTTCGGTATATCCCTCAAGAATTGTGTCAATTTCCCGCGTGGACAGTTTCTTTGTCGAGCCATTTCGGCCTTCCCAAACGGCTATCGCTTCATTCAAACGCGAACCTACAAATCCTATAGCTTCGTCAAAAACGGCAACTGCTTTCGTACCAACTGCCCCTCTTTGAAGTTGCGCACCGTCGCGACGTTGAAACGGAAATTCATTTGCGGCACCGCCCACGTTGTCGAAAAATTCAATCGTATATCGGTTAACCGCCGCGATTTCATTGCGCAATTCTTTAAGAGCCACTACAGGGTCAGGGTCAATTTCACTTGAGCCATATTTCAGGGGATTAATGGAAAACGGGTCTGTTAATTCGGACACAACCAAGCTTTCGCCGTCCGTCGTCATAAAATACCCGTCAATCCAAACTACGTCTAAGACCACACCGAGGTCGGGGTCGGTAACTTCTGTCAGCGTTATACCGTCGTACAGAAATAGCTTCTTATTTGATGCAATCGCAAGATAGTCGAAAGAATAGTCCATTGAGCATTGAAGTCCATTGTCGCCCACGTCTCCAATAGTTACGACACTACCGCCGATGTCAACTCGAACCAACCTTGAACCCATGACACGATAGCAAATACCGTCCCAATTAATGCCGCCGCGATCCACGCCTGTACCGACGCCATATTCAATTATGCCTTCGCTTGGCCGCAAATACCCAAGAGATATGCCCTGTTTTTTGGGAACCGGCACAAGGTTACGCGGATAAGCGGAACGGTAATCGCTGGCTTCATCGGTGAATATACCCTTCAAGATTGGTACTTGCATTAATCCACTTCCTCAATTGTTGGCTTTGGCATGGTTTTTAATTGCACAGCCTTAATAGTGTTTCTGCCCTCAATCAGTGCTTTTGCAAGCCTGTGCCTTCCGTCTACAATTACACCTTCGGGACTTAAAATAATTGGAAACGCCATATCAGTATCATTAACTCGCTTCATATGCTTAACGAAATCCAATAAGTCATTTCCACACGGCGCGCCGTAATTTATATGTAGACCCTTAATCTGTAAATCAAACGGTTTCAAATCCCGTGACGCCAAAACGCACATCGCGACAGAATACTCTTTATTATTTATTATAATGGATTGGCTACTAATGTCCGACATGATGGCGTTTACCCAACCCGATACCAAGTATTTGTGACGGAATGAAAGCGTATTGTGAAATGATCGCCAGCCGCAAGAGACGTGGGTAAATTAACAGTATTGGCACCGTTCGTAGTAAACGCCAACGCAGTGACAATCTGTGTACACGTAACAAGATATTCGCGCTGGTCTTCCGGTAGCGTTGGCAAAGTGATAGCCCCGTTTGCAAATGTAGCTGTCGGCGTCAGGATCAACCAAACTGGCTGGTCAAGCAAAATAATGTTGAAGCCAGTAAGCGCGGGGGCTTCTTGTTGAGTGACCTTGCCCAAAGGCTCCGTCAATGCCGTGTTAAGAAATTCCACCAGAACATCAATCGGTGCGCCTTGGTATTCAGTATCAGTATCGGCGTAAAGAACCATTAAGTCGGAAGCTGTAATAGTATCGGTGCGGGCTAATTTTCTAGTCATTGTTAAATCCTATTGATTGTTCAGGTGGAGCAATTTTGTTGTTCGGTCTTGGCCTCGTAAAGCGGTTATAAGCGGAACTGTTGCCGTAGCGCCAGCGATTGCCTGCACCGGACGGAGCAGATATGCGCTTGCGTTGAGGTGGTTTGGTGTAATGGCCGAGCAGTCTATTGTAACCTTGAAGCGCCAATGTTCTTACACGCGGAGCCGGAGTTATCCCGTAGTCTGGCGCAATCCGTAAGGCTAGCCCGTGATAAATGGCACTGTTTGCCCGCCGCGGCATGTCTGTTACTGTGTCAAGGTCGTCATCGATAGGCCAACCCATTTGAATGCCGTCTTCATACCATTCGGCCATCATTGCTTCGAGATCGTCAAGCGCGTCTTGTAATTCTTCGGGGTCAGCGTCGTAAACGTAAGCCGCCTTCCCTATTTTACTAAAAGCCTTTAAAACGTATTGTCTTTTTGTCCATGACATATGAAAAGCCCTTTTATTTTGTGGTTAGGCGGGAGATACGCCCCCGCCTAAAATCGTGTCGTCTTATTCGTCTGCCTTCGGTTTCTTCGTGGTTGGCTTCTTGGCCGTAGCCTTCGGTTTCTTCGTGGCAAGACGCGCTTTCAATTCGTCGTTTTCCTTCAAGGCTCCTTGCAAGAGTTTGTTGAGTTCGGTAATTTCCGCTTCCCTGTCTGCAACATCTGGCTCGTTATCCGCTCCGCCTTCATTTACATAAGCCGTTGCCGCTTCGGTGGTAGTGTCGTACCAGCCCGCATCGTAAGCGTCCTCTAGTTCGGCCTCAAAACGTTCAATCGCTTCTTTATCTTCCCCATGCTGATCAACCGTTAGCGTGTGGAAGGAGCCTTTATGAATGGCGCATGGTTTGGTTGGAATTTCGATTGCGGCGATACAGCCAGCCGCCATATATAACATTTTAGACATAGTATTTCCCTAATTTAGATTTCAGTGGTGTTGCCGCCTTAACACTAAAAAAGGGCGGAGGTAAACCCCCGCCCTTCGTTTTAATAGCGATGTAGCCTAAACTACGTCTGTCCGAACAACGCAATGCCAGCCATTTGCGGATTGCACATGACCGTTCCCCAGAAGGTATCAAGACGATATTTAAGGTTCAAATCGTCAATCGCACCCTGTCTGGTAAACAGAACATCAAGACCTTGGTCAGTCGTACCGCGCATAACGGCAAGGCCGCTGTTCTTTGGCATAACTAAGCGTCCGGGCAATAGTTCAATCGCGTCTTTAGCCCAAAACGGATTAACGTTCGCGGTAACAGTGTTCAAGAACGTAATCGCCGCGCCATTTGCAGGCGTAGCCGTTACGTTTTGATACTGTTCTTCTGCGCCGGTTGCGCCGCCGTGAACGCCGTCAACAATAGCCGGTGTAATGGTCACAACACCGGCGCCGCCTGCACCTGAAACAATCGCAGTAATGCGGAAGGTTTTAAGCTGTCCCGTATCGCCGTGCTCAATGTGATGCAGTGAGTTAACGCCCGCAATCGTAAAAGCGTCACCTACTGCAACTGTACCACTCACAACGCCAATGGTAATGTTTTGAAAGCGGTTATCGACGTTCTGCTGTCCCTGCTGTGTTGTGTCCACAGCTTTAGGAATATGGCGTTGGTTTGCGCCGTTGATCGTGACAGTGACACCAGCCGCCGCCGTTAAGCGCCGCGACACGTCAAGCTTACAGGTATTAAACTTGGCAACATTGCCAACATACGTTTCCCTGTAAGCCTTCGTCGGCATGTCGTTCATGGTCTGGCGTTCGGCAAGATTTGAAGCCATACCCTGATAGTCCCGAGCAGATAAAGCCATATGACGATCACTCATTGGAACACCAAGTTCGTCAAAAACAGTTTCACAAGCCGCAATACCGTCATAGCCATTTGCCGCCGTTGCCTGCGCAACCACAACACTGCCAAGATTGGCGGCTGTGTCGAGCAGTGAGCTGTTAACGTCCGAGCCAAGACGCTGATATGCACCTTTAACAAGTCTGTTTTCCTGCAAGCCATCACGCAATTCGCGAGCGTCCAAGGTGAACGGTACAGATTTTTGTGTGGTTAGCGAGGAAGGCACGGAAAGCTGTGTCTTCGCGTTGAAGTTACCCGACTGATCCATACCGTCATATGACTGCAAGATGTAGGGCTGTGGACGCCAAACAGTGTCGTTAGCACGTTCGGCTGATACGTCGCCAATATTGTATTTATTGACCTTGGCGGACATAATCAGAGCGTCATTAAAACCCTCAAGAATGTCCTCGAACGCTACACGTTCTTCTTTGTTGAAATCATTGCTGGCCATTTCAAAAGGCTCCTTATTTTGACTTCGTGGCCTTTAGCTTGCGCTTGTAGGCAGAGACAGCGGTATAATCACCGGTCTTTTCTGCCTTGGCTCGAAGTTGATTGAGTTTTTTATCACCCACTGTGCCGCGTTCGACGTTACCGCCTGATATGCGACGTTCGGGTGACGCTTTTTTCGCTAAAGAGCTTTTCATTTTTACTTCCAATACTGCCATTTGAGCCGCAAAGCGTGACGGGTTCTTCTCGTCAGCAAGCGCCTGCAAGGGCTTAGGGTTCTGGCTTAATGCCAACATGAGTAGCGCCGGATTGTTAGCCGCATCAATAATGATACCAGCCTGCATGTCCGACAATTTACTTCGCACAAGTTTCTCGCCTTCGTCAAAATCAGGCACGTTAAGCCGCGCCTTCTCTGTCTGGTAGCTTGAAAACCGTTCTTGGTAACTTTCTCTAGCTTGCCTGTTGTAGTTTTCCACTTCCGTTTTTTTGGCGTCGTGTTGCCGTTTGCGGTCGTTGTATTCCAACAAAGCTTTATCGTAAGCTTCTTCGTCGTAGTCAGCATCTTCTAAAGTCGGCTTGGCTCCAAGTGTCGGCAAGTCTTTCTCGACATTGTTCTTCTCAAGTTTCGTCTTTAGTTCCGCTTCACGGCTCCGAGCTTCTCGTAGTTTTTTCCGCATTGCGCGGATAGTTGAAGTATCGCCTTCTTGATCGGCTAAATCATCGGGTAGCGAACCCGCTTCAAGATCAACTTTGAAATCGTCATTGTCAGAACCAGCTTCGGGGTCGTCGGTTGGGTCGTCAGCGTCTTCGCCTTCGTCCGTGTCGTTCTCAACTTCCTCTAAATCTTCGTCTTCAATAACAACTTCATCGACTTCAATATCGTCAACAATCTTGTTTTTAGTTTCTGCTTTTTGGTCTTCCTTAGCCATTAGTGTTACTCCGTTTTACTATCTCACACATTATAACGGTTGTGCGGGAACCGTATTTTGTTGGCGGCTAGCTTCAATGTCCTTGAACATTTCGACCACCTCCGTCCTGTCCGACCTATCAAGTTCTGCAAGGATTGCAAGGGTCTGCATCTCAACTTTTTTAGTGTCAGCGAGCGCTTTAAGTCTTTTGGCGTCCGCTTCCATAGCCTGCGCTTCTGCCTTTTTAGCTTCGGCTTCAATGAATTGTTGGTTTGCGTCAGGCTCTTGCCCCTCCTTGGCTTCGGCTTCTTTTTTCATTTCAGCCGCCTCTTCATCAGTCGGATCAATAATGTTCATTCGCACCAAACGCATACGGCAATAATCTCGATAATCTCCCATGCCCTCACCTTCGGAGTTCATACCGGCCATTAAACCCATGACCAGCTTGCTTTCCTCGTCGTTCGTAACGCTCATCATATTGTTAAGATTGCGAACCGTGGCCGCTTTGCGCGACGCGGAAGCCGGAGCGACATTCGTGTAAACATTAAACTTGGCTTCGGACAGGTCTGTATGTGTCACTACCCTGCCGTTGTCGGCTATTTCTTTCCTGCCGATTTCAACGCTCTTGGCGTCGCCGCCCTTGGTAACGGTCTTCATTATGCGCCCGTCCTCGACGTAAACCTCTTTGGCAATTGATAGCCATATTTGACCGTCGCGCTGAACCGACTTGGCCATATTCGACATGTAAATAAACGTCTGCATATCAAGTCGAGCGTGGATAGCTTCAACCACATCCTTATTGACGTTGGAGCGGATTTCTTCGCCGCCCTCTTGATTGCCGAGTATATCCTTTAAATCTTGCTCGCTCATTTGATAAAGCGCGGCAAGGGCAGGTGGTATCATCGGCGGCTTAGTTGAACCGATTGCGCCCGCAGGGATAGGCTTGCCGTTCTCGTCGTAAATCATGTTGATACGCAAATACGGGAAGTCTTCAACCGCATCGTCAGCCCATTCTTGCTCAAAGCCCGCAACTTGTTCAGCGAATAGGATTGGCTTTTCAACTGGTGACTTCGTGGCAATTTCTGCAAGGCTAGATACTTGCATGTTTTTCAAGCGTTGCGCGTCCTTGGCAAGACGAACGTGGCCTATCAAACGTTCAATGTTGTCCACAATTAGGCGCTTGCCGTACA